CGGGGATCAATGAGAGGATGTCCTGTCATTCGCTGCAGCCCGAAAAGTTCCACGATATGTGTTATTTCTGGTACCTTCTCGAGAATGTCTATTAAATGATCCGTCAGAAAACCGTGCGTTGTTCCCAATTCTCTTTCCTTCGTAAGCACCACCTCCTTCATGCGGGATAGAACGTCACCGGGGCGTCCCCCGAGTGTTGGATCGGCTATATGTATCAGATAAGCCTTCACAAGGGGTTCTATCTGTTTCAGGATTCCATACCCTTCATTCCCATGGCGGTATAGACATTCCTCTTCCCAGATCAACACAGCCTCGATAGCCTCTGACAGGATGGGCTGGTCAGGGTAAATAACATGAACTCCTACCGAGACATTGGCTCGGGCCAATAGAAGGTCTTTGAGCATGAGCACGGCCTCATATGGGAGGATGCAGCACACTTCGTCCACGTTGTACAGCATAGCGCAGCAGTACTGGTCCCCGATCACAGTGATTTCGCCAACTGCCTCCTCGACCAGCCGCCTTCCCCCTGCTGCTCGAGAAGCGGCAAGAGTCTCGACGAACCGGACAAACAACTCTGCCTTTGACAGAAGGGCCCTGGTCTTAGTAGGGAGCGCCGATGGGACGTCAGGGAGCCGAAGAGCAGCATTCACTGCTTGGAGCCCTCTATCTGCGTACTTCCAAATCGTATGAGCGATGCCCCATGCTTCACTAACCCCCGTTGAGGTGATGTCGGATGACAAAGAGTACAGGATGGCAGGAAGGGTGTGGGGGTCATATGGCTCTAGGGTCCACTCTAGTGTTAGCTCCTTCACGATATAGTTCATGTGCTTTGTCGGCCGTCCCACTTTGGCTCCTCCTCTCATGGCTAGGCACCCCTCGTAGCACTTATACATCTCCCCCGAGATGACAGGAGCATCCAGGTAGGTGTTAATAAACTGACGGTCAGGGTTCTCCATGGTTCACCTTGTGCAGCTGGATGATGGTTCTTTTGAAATGAGATTGTAAGGTTCGTTATTCTCACCCTCCGATGGGGGACATTGTCGTATCACATGAGAGGCATTAGATGGTGGGGGATCACTATGTAAGGATCCAGGGACGGGTTGTCTTGACCCGGGCGACAGCCTTCCCCTTGTCCTTCTTAGGGCGGCGGGTTAGAGGCTGGGGGACAACCTCATCGACAATCTCCTCTATCTCTGCTTCCTCTATAGCAGGTATACTGGAGGTTTGTGGTCCTTGATCATTTGCCAAAACCCCAGCAATGGTGTTCTGGATGGATTGCAAATCTGCCTCTGCCTTGGCTAAGTCGGCTATTTTCCCTGTCAGAAGACTCCGAACAACAATGAATGTTTTCCTGGAATACTCTAGCGCTGTCTCAATACTCCCCTCCTCTGTGGAGACAAGGGGTGGGAGGGCCTTCCTGAGGGTGTCCTGGGAGGGTTCTGTATCCTGAGAGTATAGCCAGATACAGTTAACCGTGTATGCTAGTTGTGAGATTTGGGTCACCTTATCAACCAATACTTTGTTTTGCCTCTCTGCCCTCTCCCCCTTCTCTAGGGCCAGCTTAAGCTGGTCAAGGATGGCAGACATTGTTGAAGGCTACTATTGTGGGTTATACTCTTTGGTGCGATCGAGGTTGAGTTCTGTCTTCTCGATTTTTATAAGAAGATATATTGTTCAGGAACTTTGTTGTCCAAGGGAATACAACATAACACACCCTATTATGAAACAAAACATTTTGATTATAGTTAATCATTCCTGCAACCAGTCCGAGTTGGGCCTACATGTGAGGCGTGCAGTGTCATGTGATTCTATGATCATTAGGAATGAAGAAAGGCAGCAAAGGAGTCTTCCCCCTTCGTTGGCATCCTGGTCCCTCGGGGTACCAGAGCTTGGCTCGGTTTATCCAGGTCATTGTGAGGAAGCTCAGTGGAGGGCCCATATATGTTTATCCGGGGGGACGGCACCCTTGGGTGGGGTTCCTCGTATTCCATCTCCCAGTCTTCTCCTGCCAGTTCTTCGGCCAAGTTTGTAGGGACGAGATCAACTTGAGGGCGAGATGTCATCAATGCTTCTTGGGCGATTGCATACACATCAGTGAGGGTTGAGTCAACTCGGAGGGCCTCCCGCATCAGGTTGGTGATAAAGCTAACCATTACCTGCAACTTATCCTTGCATAAGCGTGCAACTTCCTCCCCTGATGCTCCCTCGGACGCATACACAATAGTAGGACGTGGAGCATCCACATTGAAGATCTTCTCTACCTTGGAGGCGCTTGTGATCAGAGACCCTAGGGAGGCATCAAAAGCGACCAAGTACGACAGTCTCTTCTCTGCTACCTTTCTCCACTCGGTAGCAGCTAGGCGCTCGTGAGATACGACACTCTGGAGGGTGGATAGTTTGTCCTTCCAGTAGACCTCTGTGTGCGGCATTGTGTCTTTG